TTCTCGCAACCATCGGTCAACGATTTTTGCGCAGCCTTGGACTGCTCTGTGTTGCGTCTGGCCTCCAGGTTTTTTGACACTTGCTCGAGTATCTGCCTGGGCTGCAACACTTTGCCTTCGCTTATGGCTTGGGCTTGGATCTGCATGGCACTGGCGCGGAGTTGCTGCAAGCGCTCAAACTCTTTGCCCTTGGGGTCAATCACAGTGACCGACCCTGGTGATGTAGGTATCCCAGCGAGCTTGGCCAAGCCGGTATCAATGTCGCGCTGGTCGCGGCGGTCTTCGCTGGTCAGCAATTTCAGTGCAGACACCTTTTGCTTGCCGTTCAATGTAGAGTTGTTGAAGATCTGATCTGGGCTGGTGATGGTTCCCTCATAGATCCCGCGCAATGTGTTGAACTCTGCGATAGGGTTGCCTTCCTTGTTGGGCTCCAGCAGGTCTTTGAGCACGCCCAGCGGCACCGCATCTGGCTGGCGCTCGGCGATACCAACAATCTGAGAGATCAATGTCTTGCGTTGAGCGTTGCCTTCTGGAAGCGCCAAGGCCTTGTCATACAGCGGCACAAACTCAGCCACGGCCAGGCGCTTGTCTTCAGCACGCTGGGCATCTTGCACAGCCTTGCGGTTGTTGAAGGCCACCATGTAGTTGGCCACCACCTTGGCCTTTTCATCATTGGGCATGCCAGCAAAAACATCCTTCATCTTGCCAACTTCACCAGTCTGCAACATGCCCAAGCCCTGGCTGAAGTCGGGCGTGAATTCCTTGCTGGTCACAAACGCGCTGACAGCATTGACCTTGGCGGTCTTGAGCGCAGCCTCAAACTTGTCGCTGTAAGACTTTTGCAAGTTGGCATCGCCAATTAGCAAGGCGCTGGTGTTGATGGTCTGCCGAAAGACATCGGCCAGGTCATCGACAGATCGAACCGCTGGAGACACAGATTTGGTGCCGTCGCTCTCGTAGTAGGTTTGCGTGTTCTTTGTATCGAGCCAATATCCTCTTGAGACAGCAGCCTCCAGCAGCCTGGTGCTGTTGTCAAAGTCGCGGTCAAACTTGATGATCTGTGCTTGCTTCTGGCGCTTGATCTCGGTTTCTGCAGCCTTGGCCAGCACGGTGTTGCCCATGGTCGCAATGGTGGCGCGGAACTTGAGCGAGGCTTCTGGATCCACCCCGGCCAAGCTCTTGCTGTACCCATCCATCATGGTCGCAATCTTGTTTTGCACCTGGCTGGTGGTGGCCATACCTTGCTCAACTGCGGTGAGCATGACAGTCAATTCATTGCGTGCTTCAGCCTCAAAATTGCTGGACACTTCAAACGCCCTGGCTTTGCGCACGGCCTGGTCATAAACGTTGAACTTGCCACCCAATTGCAATGGCGCTGGGTTGCCATCTTTGGCTGCTCGCAGTTGCTCATCAGTGATGGGGTTGTCGGCCACATATTGAAAGCCAGCCTCTTGTGCAGCGCCCTTGGCGATGCCAAACAGCGTGCCGCTCAATCGATCAAGTGACTGGGCAATGGCGCTTTGGTAATTGGCTGCAGCCTGCAAGCCAACATATTGGACTTGCGGTGCTTGTACGCTGGGCAACACAGCACCAGGGATGCCGACATTTTCAACGCGGCCAGATTGAAGCAATGGTAGGTCGGCCATTATGTGGGTGTCCTTGTCTGTGCAAAGCGCAGCACGCCTTCGCCAAATGAGATGCCAGACAGCATGCCGCCAGACTTGGCAGCAAACTCACCGGCCAGGCGCATTTGCTTGGCTTGAGTCTCGGCTGCGTTCATGGTCAGATCAGCCTGTTCCTTGGCCGCCAGCACCATAGCGCTTGCATCTTCATATCCCATGATGCGAGCGGTCAAAGCATTGAGGTTTGTGATACCAACGTCCCGGTATGTGGCCCCCACGTTGGTGGCCTGGACAGATGCTGCCGATCCTTCACCAACCAATACCCCATTGGCAGCAGCTCGCGCACGCACGGCAGCGTTGGCGCGCTCCATGCCCCGCAGCAGAGTGTTGCCAGCGATGGTGTAATTGAGCGCCTGCATCTCGGCTTGCTTGAGCTTGCGGCCAGCTTGAATTGATGCATACTTCTGATCTTGATCGGTGCGGATCTGGGCCAAACGCAGGGTATCAATCGCTTGCACTTCGTACATGGCCTGCTGGTAGTACCCGGCAGCCTGTTGAGCACCGGCCTTGGCAATGTCGGCACCGAGCTGCAAATATGGGGATGCCGCGCTTATTGCCCCAGTGGCTGTATTGAGCAGCTTTCCACCAACATCCAATATGTCATTAAAGGTGATGTCAGTGTTGTAATCAACACCAGGGCCAGAGCCAGAATCCCATCCTGGCTCAGTTGATGTCATCAGGTCGCCATCCATCATGTACCTCCAGACACAGCAACCTTGTACTCAAGACCCAACAAGGTCATCTTGAGCGGCAGGCTTTGTGATATTTCTACAGTGGCTTCGCGGGAATATCCCAACACACCATTGACCCGCTTGATGCCGGTGAACTCTGGCTCTGGGTCATCCAGCAGCGGGTTGTCAAATGTTCGGAAAGGCACAGGGTTGTTGTTCAATGCAATGTGCTGGGTGTCGTTGACCACGGCATTGATTTCGACAATGCGCTTCTTGAACCCCAGCCTGGTGCCGGTCTGCAACTTTATCTCGACAGGCATGGTTTTGGCATAAACGGTGAACGGCAGGCCAACTTCGTAGCTGGTGGTGCTGGCGCGATCAAAGGTTACCGAGCCGCCACCATTCACGGTTTCATTACCCTGCGGCACACCATCACAAATGACATTGAGTGCCTTGCCAATGTGTGGCAAGCTGCTGGCGCTTGCAGCGGCACCGCCAACAAACGCGCAATCAGTAAATCGATCAAAGCTGAAATACTCAACAAAGTACCTGACAGTGCCATTGAATGTGCGCTGGACAACAGCATAAATGTCAGTGACATCCACCCCAACATCTTTGAACAAACCATCGGTGATGAACTCAGATGGGGCTGTTATTTGCTGGCTGCGCATGATTGAGAACACAGCCATGGTGCCATCATCTGTGTTGACCATCATCAACAGATCGCCCTCATCGGTGCTCGTTGCCCGGCGCAGCGCCATGCGCGATGGAGTCTTGAGCAAGTGGCCAGACAACAAAGAGATGCGAGTTGTGACGTATGTGAGCTGCGTGTCAGAAAACAAAAACTCGTTGAGCGATTTGCCTTGGCGCTGGATATAGACCGACCCAGACTCCAGGGATTGCACGCGAGTGCCGGTCTTGGTGCCATTGCGTGACACAGCCTTGAATGTCAGCGTGAGCGGTGTGATCGGCTCAGTGCCAGCTTGTGGCACATAGAACTCGCCACCAGTGGTGAACACTTGCAGGTCACGACCAGAGATCATGTCAACAATGACGTTGAGCGAGCTGGTGTCCAGCGTTGCTTCAACCGCATCATCATCCAGTGATTCACTTGCCTGGAACTCATAGAACAAATTGATCTTACTGCCCCAGATCGTAGATGGCCGGGACTTGGATCCACCAAAGTACAGGCGACCCTCATGGAAAGTGACCGTGCGTGGCCAACCCTTGCCAGAGCTCCACACGTCCTCATAGCCCGACTCGATCTCCCAATTACCCTGGGCGATGTTCGCCGTGCTGAAGAATGGATATTCAACGACAGCATTGACCTTGGTGGCGCTGGTGTACTGAATGATGCGAGCGCGGCCTTGTGGTGTTGCGTTGATGTACTGCCCAACGCTTGCTGCACTGAATGCAGAATTCTGCGATGTCAGCTCCACATTGCCAGACACAGCGCTTGGTGTCAGATGGCCAGCACCCAGCGTTGTTGAGCTGGTGACAGTCATTGTGAAGGCGTACTTGGGGATGCTGTCAAACGTGATGGTGGTCATCGTCCAATCAGCATTTGTCGCACCGCGCACCAACTTCACCGGCTGCAAATCAGGGTGGACAATGATCATGGTGTCGGCGCTTTGCGTCCAGCAAATCTCAGACAGCATGGCCCCGGTGATGCTGGTGGATAGGTAGGCATTGGCTCCACCATTGATGGCCGTGATTTGCACGCCATCCTTAAACACATACATGCGCGATGGGGTGAAACACAGCATGTAGCTGTCATCCACAGAGAACTCAAACGGCACCAGGCGCACGCCATTGGCCACGCTTGGCGTGCTGCTATTGGGCAGCTCGGCCAAGTACTTGAGGCCAGGCCTGCGACGAAGGCCGCCCTGTGGCTGCACCACCACATTGGTGGCCTTGGACAGGGCATTGTTGTATTGCGCCAAGTCAACCCGCGAGCGCAGCAAGGGGTCGAGCTCCCCAGTGCTGAAGTTGGTCTGGATGTCTACAAAGCGCGGCATCAGCCCCTCACTGCAATCAAGCTGTAGTCTTCAATCACCCTGGTCGGGGTGCCTTGGCCATCGATGTTCATGGCCGTGCGCATGTACCCGCCACGACCATTTTCAGCTGGGTCACCAACAGCCACGCGCTGCCAATACACAGCTCGGTCTGATTGCTCGGTGATGGGCATGGCCAGATGCCAGGCCAGCATGTACTTCATCAATTGGATGAAATATTGGGGCATGGCGTACTCGCCAATGCTGTACTGGTAGTCGATGTAAACGCTGGTCAAATTGGTGAGCAGCGCATCGCCCTGGATCTCCCATTCTTTTTGAACTGGGCTTCCTTGGGCAGAGCTGTTGTACACAGCCCTTGGGTTATTTAAACGGTCGCCGGGCAGTTGATACTGGTAGCGCCACACGCTGGTTGGTGCCGTCACCAACTGCGCAAGTTGTATTTTCTTGGTGTTGAATGTCCATGGGTACACCACCAAGGTGGAATCGCGAATATCTGGATACAGACGGTCGCAGGTGCTTGACTCGTCGGTGCCATCATTGAATGAGCTGATGGCCTTGGCACCCAACATGATGAGTGCATCTGAGCAGATTGTTATCCCGGTATCGCCAGCAGCCATGTGAACCTCTCAATGTGAGAAAGGCCAACCCTTAGTTTCCCAAGAGTTGGCCAGTCTATTTGGACTCCGTTTAATCAGTGTCCGTTGCAGTCACGGTCACACCGTCAGTGATGTCCACAACCGTACCGGTGTTGGAATTCACATAAGCAGTGGACATCACAGGGGTGCCACCAGTTGCCGAGTAGCAGAAGATGATGTCGCCAACCTTGAGGATGGATGCCACCGAATTGAAATACCCAGACACGCGGATCACGCTTTGCGCGTCGGTGCTTGCGTAGGTATAAATTGCGGGAGCATTGCCAGCCTTGGATTGACCGCCAACGGCATTGAAGCCAGTAGATGAAAAAGCCATGTCAGTCTCCTATAGATCAAGATTCACGGCAGGTGATCGAAACGATACCTTCCGCGTCAATGGTGACTGCGCCAGCGCTGAAGACCTCGTTCACCAACCAAGAGGTTTTCTCGGCGATGTAGTTGATCTCGGTGCGCATACCAATGCCTTCGCCGTAGCCGATTGCATCCTTGTGGAATGCAAAGCAGGTGCGGTCAAGCGAGCCGTCGATGGCCAAGCCACCTTCGGAGCGGTCACCCAACACATGGAACGTGAAGCCCAAGTAGGTGTTGATCTCGCCTTGCACCAGCGCTTTGACGCTGTTGAAGTCGGAGCTCGTCACACTGGTTTCGGACAACAAGTTGGCCAGGCCGTTGGCATGAATCACGATGTGACGGCCATCAGGCGGCACATTGTTCTTGTCCATCAAACGCTTTGCTTCGCGCAATTTGGCAAGGTTCATGTTGGTGGTTGCGCCACCAATGCTGTTGGCCACGGTCAGGCTGGTGCCGGAAGAACCGAGTGCGTCCAGAATCATCTGATCTTGGCGACGGCCCATGGCACCGGCCACGACTTGCACCAGCTCTTGGCGCTCATCGAAGTTGACCTTGGCTTGGGAGAAGATGTCGCTGTACTCTGCGGCGTTGTAGTCTTGCAACGTCAAGGTGACGGTGCTGAAACCTACGTTCAGAGGGGTGACATCGGTTTGGGGAACGCGAATAGTCGCGACACCCTTGCCCACTTTGGGGAATTTGACAGTTGAACCTTCGACTCCACGACGCTGGCGAACCGCCGGGACAAGCATTGCTTTACCTTGGTAGGCTTGCTTGACCTCTGCATCGAACAGAGTCACAAAGGCGTTAGAAAGTGAAACGCTCATTTGGATACCTCATTCGGTTGTTGGACTGGGTTCTCGCGCCGGTGAGCCTGAGAGTCAGGGCCGATTGCTTGCTGGTTGCGCCAGCCACTCGTCAGCATCCGCTGCGGTAAGGGTCGGTTACCCGGTGGGCCTTGGGCGCATTGTATGGCTTTTTTACAACAGCGCAACCCCCCGATTGGGCAATGGACAAAAAAAGACCCGGCACCTGGCCGGGTCAAATGGCAACTGCCTTTTGGGCAGACCTTGGATTATTGGACAAATTGCTGGAACATGCGCTCAACCTTTTGCCGGTAGCCTGCGTCGGTCTTGTATTTCGGATCATTGACCATTTGGTAGAGCTCCTCTTTGGACGGTGCCCCCTCGATGGGTGCTGATTCAATGGGCACCCGACCTTCGTAAGCCTCGCGGATCTTGAGCAAAGCACGCATGCCCTTGGCCGTGCCGCCCATGATCTTGAACTCTTCGAAGTCATCTTTGCCCCACACGCCCTTGTTGACCAGGCCGCGAGCCCAGTCAACCATGCCGTTGATCACTGCCTGGCCATTTGGCCCAAGTGCCTTGATCTCAGCCTTGGTGTCAATGGCTGGGCCTGCCGACTCCTCGGCGATGGCCATGGTGCGCTGCGCGAGCTCATCAAACGCGGCTTGTGGCAAACCCCACTTGGCAGCGAACTCTGTGAGTGCCCCAGCCACTGGGCCATCTCCCAGCGTTGCGGTATCGTATTTGCCGCCCTCTGGTGCCTTGTGCTTGCCCTGGCTGATCATCTTGCGAAGATCGCCCCAGGACTTGGCAATGCCCTCCAAATCGGGCTCATTGGAGTCCTTCTTCCAGAAGTTTTCTGGCCAAAAATCTGGCCGCTCTAAAGGCTCATCAGGTTCGGCTGCGCCTGCTGGTGTGGCCTTGTGGTCAATCTCGACCTTTTGTGAATTGTCTGCTGGCTTGGTGTCGTCGGTCACTTGCACGTTGTCAAGTAGGCCGGTTTCACCGGGCTCGACTGTTGCTGTATCGCTCATAGTTTCCTTGCTTGGTTGATCCGCGCCTCGATGTCCCTGATGACGTTACGTTGCCCTTCGGCAAAGAACGCATGCGAGGGATCTGTGCCCGGCACGGCGATGGGCACATTCACATACATGTCACGCATCCAGGCCAGCAGTTTTTGGCCATCCTCGTCGCCAAACACGCGAAGCATCAAGCGCGAAAGATCCTCTCGTTTTTGCTCGACATCGCGGATGTCGGTGTTCTGGCCAATGGCATCGAGCTCGTCCCAGCTCATGCTGGTGCCCCGGCAGGCGCTGGCAAGGCAGCGGCACCGCCTTGCATTTGCTGCATTTGCATTTGTGCAGCCATGGCCTGGGCCTGCTGGGCCTGGCGCTCTTCAAGCAAGAATGCGCGCTCGGCAGCGTCATTGCGCAGGGCTGCAGGCACGCCAAGCTTGTCGCCCAGGTAGTCAATCATGTCGCCAAATTTGACGGCCACGGTGCCCTCTGGCCCCATCTGCTGGGTCAATTGAGCGAACTGCATCACTGCATTAATCTCGTCCATGGCCTGTGCGTTGGCCAACGGTGCCACCGGGGTGACCTTGACCTCCAACCCATTGACGCGCAGGGGCAGATCAATCAGGCCGCGCTCGTCCATCACTTCCAGAATCTTGGCCACCAGCGGGATCATTGTCTCGTTGATCAGACGGCCAAAGGCTGAACCCAGGTTCTGCGAGAGCTCCTTCATGCGCTCGACAATCTCGGTGGCCGACCGGGCGCTCATGTTGTCAGGTGGCAGCGATTCGTCCAGCAGAATGCGCTTGACGTTGGAGCGCAGGTCATTGATCACAAGCTGGGTGACATTGAAGTCGCCAGAGCGGGGCAGGGCTTGCAAGGCCGGGCCTTGGGGGCCGCCATTTCTGGCCACAGGGATGATGGCACCCGGCACAAGCTTGACCGTGTTGGGGTTGAGCACGCCGTCATCAGCTGCCGTGTAGACACCAGACACCGCCAGGCTGGCGTTTTTGAGCAGCAGCTCGATGGTCTTGTTCAGCGTCTTGATGTCTGGCAGGGCGGTCATCAATGGGCCACGGCCATAGATCTCACCGGCCACCTTCATGTAGCGCGAGATCACCCAGGGAGAGTACGTCTTGCGCCGGTAGACCAGCTCTTGCTTGGATGTTTTGTCAATGACGTGATAGCAGTAGTCACCACGCTTGTGGTCATAGATGGTGGCTTCCAGCAATTCAATGTCATCGGTTGGCTTATGCTCGATGCGTCTGGCCATTTCGTCAGGGATCTTGGCATCTGGCCATTGGCGCTGGATGCTCTCGCCCTTCATGCGCATGCGCCGGTAGACGTTGTCCACCTGCCCATTGGCACCCTCCTCATAGCTCACCAGGAAGAGCGGCACAGGGATGAAGTTGAGCGGTGAGACATCGTCGCCAGGCTGCACCATCATGGCTGCAGTTCCAACAGACAGGTCGAGCAAAAACTCACCCATGGCGATGTCCAGGTTGGACTGCCGCAGCACAGCAAACATCTTCTCGTTGTACAGGTCGAGAATCTGTTGGGCCTGGCTTCTGCGCTCCATGGGAATGTCAACGCCGGGATCCAGGCGGCACCACTTGCGCTGTGGTGGAAATACAACAGACTGCAGCCGGTTGGCAAAACGCTGGGTGGAATTGATGGCGGTTGAGTCAAAGACGCGCTGCATCTTTTTGGATCCAACAGCGCCACCCTCCCACACGCCATACAGCTGGCGCTGGGGCAGGGCGAATTCATAGGCATCTTGGTAGAGCTGCTGGAATTCGTCCTTCTTGGTTTGCGCCAGTTGTTGGCGCTTCAAGATTTGTTCGGGAGTCAAGCGCATGCCGCCTGGTGCATTCTTCTCATATTCCATTTTTCAGTCCTTGTCCATCTTGTATTTTTCAAGCAAATTTCTTCCCTTTGCCGCCAACCTTGCTGCAGCGCCAGCAGTGCGAGGCACCGGCTCACCCCAGGCATTTGCAGCCAATGCCAACCGAGTAGGGTCACCGTCCTTGTCCACCAGCGGCCCACTTGGGTTGGTGTAAAAGCGGGTCATAAATGAGCCTTTGCGCCGCGCACGTTCACCACCTGGGCTTGATTCTTTGACCCCAGGCTGCAGGTTGCCGCTTTCACCAGAGCGCTCAAACTTGCGCCGACCGGCTTCGGTCAGTCCACCTTCTGGGTCTTTGTACTTGCTCACTTCTTTTCTCGCGCCGCAGCCATGTTGTCTACCAAGTTGGGATAGGGTCGGCCAGCCTTTTGTGCCCGGCGCATGGCCATCCGCTTCTCAGCCGAAGACAGCTCCTTTGGCTTGGGCAGGTCTTTGGGGCGTGGCTTGTCCCAGACTTCTTTCATTTTTTCTTCTCCTTGCTCATGCCAGCTTCAGACATTGCAATGGCCACGGCCTGCTTTTGATTGGTGACTTTGTCACCGCTTGAGCTCTTGAGCTTGCCAGCCTTGTACTCGCGCATGACCTTGGCCACCTTTTGCTGCATCTTGTCTTTCATTTCCATCATCCAACTCCCAGGGTTTGTGTTGATCCCAATGTGCTGCTTCGACCCATGCTGCCGCTATAGCCCAGCGTTTGTTGGCCACTGGTTTGTGCAGTGCCCATGAGCAGTGGCCTGGCCGTTGCAGATCTGGCAGCAAGCTTGCGGCCTGCTTCGCGCTCGGCCCCTTCGCGCTGCACACCTTCAAGCTCGGTGCGTGCCTTTTCCCTGACCAGGGCCGCTTGCTGTTCAGCCGCAACACGTTGCTGCTCAAGTGCTGCCTGCTCGGCCTTCAATCTCAATGCTTCAGCAGCAGCCTCTTCTTGCAACTTCTTTTGTTGCGCATCGTATTCAGCAGCCTGCCTGGTGATGACATCACGCTCCTTTTGAGCTATTGCTTCAATCTCAGCTTGCGCTTTGGCGAATGCTTCCTGATCAGCCAAGCGCTGCGCTTCCACTTGTGCCGTATAGGTTTTTTGTTGATTCTCAAAAGCAATGCGCTCTTGCTCTGCTAGCGCTTTTTGCTGGTCAATGTATCGTTGCGTTTCTGCATCGAGTGCTTTTTCTTCAAGATCCATTGCTTCTTTGGATACAGCAGCTCCAGAAGAAATAAGATTGCCACCTTCATCAGTGATGTTTATGAACTCTGGAAGGCCTGTCGTTGGATTTGGCTGGCCAGAGCCACCCATCGCCTTGAGGGCGGCAGCTTCTTTGGGGTTGATATGAGCCAGGATGGTGTCGCCACCACGCCCATGCTTGCGCAATAACTCAACCGCCTTTTTTATTGCACGCTTGTCTGCCATATCAGTACCCACGCAAGGACGTGACTTGCTGGTCTTCCATGCTCATGCCAGCAAGTCCTGTTTCTGGTGTCAGCCTGGCCTCGGACAGCAAGGCTCGGCGGCCACTGCGGCGGCGAGCTGTCATCTGGGATGACTCTCGCTGGGCAATCTTGCGGCGCTCGGCCTCCAGCTCTGCGGCCTGGTCGGCTGCAGCCTTTTCCATCGAGGTCTTTTGCTCTTGATATTGCTTTTGCTGCTCGGCAAGCTGAAGCTTTGCAGCCTCGGCGGCCTGGTATTGCTGGGAGGTCAGGTTCTCCATGAGCTTGCGTTGCTCATCGGCAGTCAACTGGGTTTGTGCAAGCCTGGCAGCAGCATCGGATTTTTGCTGCTCCAAAGCAGAGGCCTGCAGCTCGCGGTTCTTTTGTGACTCAGCAGCAGACTGCTCACGCGCCAAACGCGCCGCCTCCATGGCTGCCTCGCGTGACTTCTGAGCTTCAGCCGCAGCACTTTCACGCGCCAGACGTGCCTGCTCCATGGCTTCTGCTTGAGCTCGCCTAGCTTGGTCGCGAGCTTCTGCAGCGGCTTTCCTGTTTTCTGATACGTTGTAAACGCTGTAAGCGGTAGCGGCAGCAACTGCGTATGGCACCCACCAAGCAAACTCAGGCTGGCCAGTTTCTGGGTTGATCTTGTTCTTTTCATGGCCAACCGTGAACTCATCCAGGTTGCCACCAGAGCTCTTGAACAACTCGGCGATCATCTGCTTGTTTTTGGGGTCAGCCATGATCTGGGCTGGGATGATGACCTCGCCTTTTGTCAGGTGGCCCACCATGTCATCAGTGCCGCGACCCTTTTTGGCCGCTTTGTCCATGCTTTCTTCAAGATCATCGTCCATTGAGTCATCAATCATCGTGCGCTTGTTACGTTCTTTCATGGTCACCTCACAGTTTCAATTTCAATCGATTCTATTGGCGTTTGGACACGATGCAATGAGCTGTATATCAGCAAGATATACGCTCATGCGAACACATCAAAGTCGGTATTGGCGTTGACCTGGCCGGGCGGCCTGGCACCGTAGCTGTTTGTGCGGGTCATGCGGTTGTATTCGCCACCGCCCAGCATCAAATACCCGAATGAGTCGCCAATGTGTGAGTGTTCGTTCTTGTTTGGGGCATCTCTGAAGCGCTCCTGGCCAGCTCCGACCGCCACGCGCTTGAAGTGGTAGCCACCGCCCAGGGCTTTGCGCAGTAGCTTGCACTCGCGGCTCACAATCAGGCCTGGCTTGCCGTTGATCAGGCGCTGCATGGGGGCTGCAGAGGCCTCGCGGCGCACTTTGAAGTCATTGCTGGCCGTTGGTTGGGCCTTGAGTCCCAGGGTTCGCAAGAAATCAAAGGCCGTGACCTCGTAGATCGCGTCCCTGGCCATGCCTGCCGGGTCACCCCAGATCATTACCTGGTGGTTTGGGTAGCGCTGGTTGAGCTCGGCGAGCAATTGCTGGCCAAAACGCTCCAGCCCCATGTCAAAAGTCACGATCTCATGCAGGATCTGCCACCGGCCATTGGGCAAACGCTGGCCAATGGTGGCTGCCGGGGTCAATCCAAAGTCCAAGCCGACCTGGATGGGCACATCTTTGCTCAATTCCACGTCGCCAGACATCGAGCTGTCTTCGTATTCTGGCCATACCGGCCTGCCTTCTTGAACGTAGGTGTACTCGCCACCGGCATAGCAGCGGATCCAGTCCAGGTTCTTGCCCAGCAGCATCTGCTGGTAGTAGCCGCCGGGCAGATTGTTGATGTTCTCGGCGCGAGGGTTGAGCTTCCACCACTTGCCAGCGCTGTATATGTGGTCTTGGGCCTCGGGCATCTCGGGCAGGTCTTCGACATCGACCGGCACCACGCCACCAGGCTGCTTGAAGAACTTCCAGGCATAGGGGCCGGTCATCTTTTCCTTTTCGGCCATCTTGTGCCACCAGTGGTCATCATCCATGGGGTTGGTGTCCATCCAGATCCCATGCCATGAGGCACCGCCATCGCGCTTGGTGGGGTAGCGGCCAACCCGGTGGGTCAGACCATCGATCACCGCCTTGGGCAGCTCACGCGCCTCATTGACCCAAGCACCAGTGAGCTCCAGCGAAAGCAGCTTTCTCACGTCCTTGGGCTGGTCAAGGGCCAGGAAGATGACCTCACAGTCGATCCCCGCGGCATCCCCACGCGCAGGCAGTCTGATATGGTGGGTGATGGGTGGTGTCCACAGCATGGGGCCGAAGGTATTCTCAGGGAACAGATCCAGCCAGGTCTTGATGGTGGTGGTCTTGAGCATCGGGTAGCTGTTCCTGACAATCGCCCAGCGCGAGTACTTGATGCCATCAATCGGGCTTGGCTTTTGTTGGACAGCTTTCAGCATGATCTTGGCCGCGCAGCCATAAGACTTGCCCGACCCCACCGGCCCCATCACGCCCTGCACAAAGGCCTTGCTCTGGATGAAGTCGTAGATCACAGGCGACTTGCTGAAGTCCAGGTTCAGCCCGGTGATGGGCACCTCCTTGCCTGATGTCTCTTTGGTTCTGCTCATATCGATCCTTAATTTGTTTCTTGCGCCAGCCGGTCATCATCAGACTCACAGTTCTCACAGCCTGGGTGATCAGGATCCCTGCAGTCAGGATTGGCCAATAGTCTGGCACGCTGCTGGTTCAAATAGATCTGCTCCATGCGCATCTCAATGATGTCTTGGTCATCTAGCATCGTCTGGCCCCACGTCAGTCACGTCTGGTGCCATCACATTGATGCCCAGCACAGAAGGTCTATCCTCATTGTCAGGGTTGTCTAGCAAGCCACTTGCCTTGGCCAGCAGCCGCAGAACACCGACCTTGTCATACAGCTCGATCTCCAAAGTGCTGTATGTGTCGCCATCCTTGTCCTTCCTGGTCTGAACCCGGATGTTCTTGATCGCGTGCAGCGCATGCTCGGGGATCTCATGGCTTGCCTTGACCTTGACATTGCCCTGGTCATCCCAAGACATGATGTCTGTCAGCTTGGTGTTGGCCATGGAGAGCAGCGCATAAGCCACCGCCTCCTTGTTGGCCAGCAGGGTCGAGCTGCGCTCCAGCCTGCGCTGCACAGACCTCACCCCACCCCAGTTGGTCAGGGGAGGCACCACAGGGCTTTGCTTAATCCTGGCCATCAGAACGGTATATCGTCATCATTGTCAACCGCAGCAGACCCCAGCGGCGGCACCGAGCTCGCCACCGGCTGCTGTTGGCACCTGTCGCCAATCTGACAAGAGATCCACTTCTCGCCAGCCTGGGTCGTCTTCGTCCAGCCCTTGAACCAGTGCAGCGTCCCGTCAGGCAGCATGATCTTGCCAGCCAAGTTGGGATCCTTTTTGTCAGGACGCATGTCCTTGTTCTTGAACAGCGACCCACTGTTGGGCCTCATCTCAAAGTTAGTAGCCATTTACAAATACTCCTTTTGGTTGATTGTCATTCAGATTTCAGTATTGCCAAGTCACAGCCTTGACCGCCCACATCTGAGCCGTCTGCAGCTCTGTGATGGCCACCGACAGCATGCGTTTGACTTCAGGGTTGGGCGACTCTTCGCGGGCGTTGTGAAGGCGGTCAACCAACTGCGCAAAGTCAGCCTTCAGGCCAGCCACATGCTCAAGGCCACCAGGGTTAAATGTCACTCCGCAAGCCTTCTCGCCGAATGTTGGGTTGTTGTCAGATTTCATGGTTTGCTCCTTTGGGTTGAAAAAGTGGGGAAAATTTTGGGGTGGCCCCCGGCGACCGTGGTAGGGGGTGGGGGGGCAAGGGTCGCGTTCCTGGCGCGTCGTCGGGCGCGGATCACACGCGCACCCGCTGGCGCATATGGTGCCGCAGGCCAGCCTGCAGCTGGACACGCCTCGATCCGCTGGGCTTGTACAAAACCCATACGTTCGTCTGCGATTTGGACAGACCGATTTAAACAGCCTACAACGCGCTGACTGTCTGGCTGGCTACCTGCGTACCAGCTCATGGTTTTGCAGGGCTTCCTGAGCCCTCCAGGTGCCTTGCTGTGGCATCGGATTGGTGCTCGATAACTGCATCGATCCACCACTCCAGTCGTTTGGGAGGCTCGACACCCTCGCGCCTGGCTGCTGCCAGCAGGTCATCGACCGCCTGCTCGACCTGACCGACAGTGAAATCCAGATCAGTCAAATATCCGATCAACATTTCTTCGTTTTGGTTGTTCAGAACATTTAAACTTCTTTTAATAAATATATCTTTAATAACCTCCTGACTACTACTCGTTCCTCGTTTTGTACAACCTCCATTGGTTGTAGGTTTTGGGCCTGTAGGTTGTAACTCATCAATTTGAGAATATGAGTTATCCACAGGCTGTTTGGGTGGTTCTGATACAACCTCTGGAGGTTGTGAGACAGTCCCCTTTGACTGCCTCTTTTTGGCGATCTCTGCCTTCATTTTCTTGACCGTCAATGTGTCGTTGCCTGTTGGCATGCTGTACTCCTTTGGTTGTGGTTTGACTGACTTGAGTGCGCCTTGCATGAGCTTGGCGATTCGCTGTTGACCAGCCCTGCTGACTGGTTCTTCCATGGCTTGTTGGTCGATCTTTTGCATGACTGGTGGCCTTGTGTCTTCAATAGTTGACGTTATGCTGATGGCATCAGCTGCCTTGATGGATGGGTCAAAGATGACCCGCCAGGTGTTCATCCGCTCGCCTGGCTTGGCCTTCCAGACCACTTCCAGGTAGCCCAGCTTAGTCAACTTGACCACCTGGCGGCTGACTGCTTGCTGACTGACCTTGAGCTGCTCGGCCAGCTTTGCCTGGCCAACCCAGGTGATGCCAGCCCGATTGCTGTAGCTGCAGATCAGGATCAGGGTGCGCATCATGGCCTCAGTGAGCCTGCGGTCGGTGCATGCGCGGATCGGTATGACGGCCAGGTTGCGCTGGTCTGGGAGCGCGTCTTGCAGCTTGACCTTGGGCTTTTTTGGGATGCTGAATGGGACTATGTTGTCAATCATGGGCAGAGCGCTCACGGTAGATGTCCTTCATGTGCTGCCTGATGCGCTCCGCTGATCCCTGGCCATAGATCTTCTCGCTGGCCAGCAGCATGCGCTCCACCATGGCCTTGTCCTGGTTGTAGTCCCAGGCTGCCAGGATGTCCCTGGCCTGGCCACGCTCGCTGATCCAGCGCTCGGGCAGTGGGCCTGTGTGCTTGGGGTAGTGCGGCTTCCATGGCCGCTTCACTTGAGCTTGATGGCGTTGATCACCCGCTGGGCAATAGTTGGGTGCTGCCGCTTGAGCTCTTCCCTCATGCTTTCGCTCAACTGCTGGCGCAGCCATTGCACGCCTCCCAGGCGTTTCCATTCAGCGAAATGGGCCGGGATCAGTCTGGCGCTGACTGTTGTGGCCACACTTGTCATCTCACTTTTTGGTCGGGGCATTTTCTTGTCCTTTCAGTATTTCATTGTTGAGCTCCAGGGCAATGCGACGCACCCCTTTGAGCAGCTCTTGCAGGTTGTCAACTGTTTCCATCTCACGCTCAAGCGCGTCCTTGAGCAGCGCGATCTGGTGGTGAAGGTTGCGCAGCTCACCGTTGGCCTCTTGGGTGTCGCGGATGATCCCTTCGTCATCTCGGTACAGCTTGACGTAGCTCACATGCATCATTTGTGCTCCCAGGCCTTCACAAAGGCATAGATCACGGCCAGGCAGATCACTGCACCCAGCACCAGCACGCCAAAGATCACAAGCAGG